GCGGATCCGTACATGGCAAGAAAAATGATGTTCTACCTACATGATGGTACTGGTTTGGCTTTAGCAGCAGTAGATACATTCGCGAATGCTATAGTACTAAGTATACCTGAAGTGAGAAGTATCAGAGTAGCAGATGATGCATATCTAGTATCTACTAATTATGCTTATATTAATTGGTATCTCGCAGCATACAGATTAACGAGATCAGAGATAATAGTAACCTGCATTAATGCTAATAATGCATATGTGGTGTCAACTAGTTTACATAAGATAATGCCAAATATCACTATTGAGTCAGTCGGATTTGAACCTGTCCAGATGGCAATATTAGATGTCACAATGAACAAACCGTTACCATATAAATCACTTCAGCCTTTTTTATCCAACACCCGAGCGGAGCTAACTACTTCATCTTCAGAGCAATCCAAGAATACTGGTTTCTTAGTGAAAGAGCAAGATTCTCAGACCAAATAGATTTCCAAGGTTTGGAAAATATGTACATAGATAATAATAGAGAACTAACTTTTAAAATAATGTTTAATATCATGAATTGTGTCAGTATGATAGGAAAGGTGTCTAATAAGATACTTAATTATAAGACTGAATTCGATCAGCTGCTTAAGAATAAATACACAAGATCTTTCTGTGATACCATCATATTAATGATGAGTCCTAAACTATTAGCTAATTTCACATCTGGCCTGATGGTAGACTGGTTAACAACAATGACACCAACACAAGTATGGAATAGTACTATATCAAAAATTAAGAAACAACAACCAGATAAAGGCGATGATGACTTTTCTGATGTTAATAATAGTCAGAAGGTCAGATATAGGCTAAATAAATTACTAGACCTAGAAAGTATTGAAGTTATTCCATTACTAGCGAGATACCCGTTCGAATCGAGTGTGAACTACACTTTTATTAAGAAATATATTCCTGTAATGTTCCGAGTATTACAACAGATGATTGATGAGGGTATCATAACTGGTGACCCAACGAACTCAGTAAACAGACTTAAGACGATGGAGGACTATGCTAAGGGATTAGGTAACAAATTGAGTAACAGATGGAGGCTATATCTATCTATTTATTCATTTGTAGGATTTCCACATTACCCATTTCTCAATGAGGATATGGAAGCAGCTGCCAAAACATGGGTTGGTACTTACAAAGACAAGTACTGGTATAACGGTGCTAAGTGGACTAAAGAAGGTTATGACACTATCTTTAACAAAGAAATTATCAAAGTGTTTGATGAGTTAGATGTTAAAGTAAGAAATGATATAACATTAGAAGAATTTATACAAAATAGAGACCTATGGGCAACATCAGGTAGTACATTGTCGAAAGATAAAGAACTAGTGGCACATATATTAGTGGCAGGCAAAAGAAGAAGTCTTAATAAGATGGAAATAGGAGAACTAATGTCTACTAAGGAATTGTTAGAATTCATATATAGAGGTAAGGATCAGAAAAGTTGGTCACGCTCACTATTCAAATCTGAAATAGGGAAGGTGAGATTAGCAATAAATTGTGACTTTAGAATGTATTTAATAGAGAGCTATATAGCCTATAGACTGGGTGGTGATTATATAAGAGGAAACAAAGGTATTGCATTGGGTGAAAATAATTCACAAGTGAAAGAGAGAGAAACCGTCTTCGTACAACAGGTTAAAAATACAACGTTGATTAAAGTACCGGCAGATTACAGTAAATTTGATAGAACTGTAAATAAACAAGAGGACGATTCATTTACAAACGAGAAATTGAAGAGAGCAAAAATAGAACCAGAACTACATGAAATATATTTACAACTGAGGAGCAACAGGTGGTTTGAATTAACATCTCAA